GATACGATGAATCAAGTTCAATGGTTCGGAATTAAAAATACATATTTCGGTATTTTTATTGTAAAAATGATTATAAACATCAGTGTCTGCTATTTCAAAAACAAAGAGTATTCTTGATGGGTTTAGCGAACAAGCATATTCTTTATCTGCTGTATACTTTACATTATATTTACTGGATAAACTATCGAAATAATCAATTAGGTTTTCGGATGTGTAAAAATGAGGTAAAAAGAATAACCATTCTTCTGTTTCTGTTTCTGTTTCTGTTTCTGTTTCTACCTTTGTAATCTTATCATCAATGTTTTCCAGTAAATCATTATCATCATTGATTAATCCAAGCAATCGATTCCATATTTTTCCACGGTTTGCCCAGCTACAACTTTCAGCATACAATCTACCTTCCTTGCGTATATTACTCTTTTTATCTTCGGTCAAACTAACAATAGCATCTATCTCTTTTTCGGGAAGCACTTGGATTCCGTATCTGCCTAGTGTATTAGTTAATCCAGCAACCGGATAATATATACAAATCACTTCAGACATTAACATCTCTAACGCAGTGATACACGATGTTTCGGGCCAGCTTGTAGGGTACAACCAGTATTCGGCTCTGGCCATCTCCTCATAAAGCTGAGTGGCATCTAATTTGCCTAGAAATTGGATGCTGTCATATTTGTCCATGGTTTCTTTAATATCGGTTTCCGTTTGATTGGATGGAAACTCGCCATAACAAGATACTACTAGCGTAGCGTTGGGTAGTTTTTCTAAAATACTTGGCCATAATGCGACTAAAATGTTTAACCCTCTATCCGGTCTGGAAGTGTAAATGAATCGATTCGCAACTTTAAACCTATTAGCGTTCGGTATGGCGTCTTCTTTACAAAAATGCGAGACTTCAATACCATTGTTAATCAAATGTATTTTGTTTTTTAGGCTCGAATATCTTTCTAAAAATACATTTTTATGCCATTCCGTTAAACAAACACAGCCTTTAATATATTTGTTCCATTTCTTTACAATTTGCTCCTCATTTAATGTGGTATTAATACCAAACGGTATTAACATTGTATCGTGAGCCCAAATATAGGACTGATAAAAAGAACACTGTGGGAACATTTCATAAAAAGCGACATATCGTGAAACAATAACCGTATGAAATGGAAGAGTATTGATTAATTTTGTTAGTTCATTTAAAGGGACATAATGAATATTATCTATTGTTTCCTCTTTTACTGAACCACTAACATAAATAGTATAATCTTTGGACAAATGTTGAGTCAAATACGCAACTGCTTTCTCAGAACCACCCAACGCATTTGTTAGAGCATAACTGTAATTCCAGTTTAAATCACAAAACCCAGTATAAATCAATACATTCTTGGATTGCGCACATTCTTCTTCGGAAAATATGGATGGTTTGTTAGTTACTTCTTTTACAAAAAGATAATCAGTGATTATACCGGCGTTTTTATAAACATCGTTCAATAAATAATCAAAGCTATGTAAGGGAACATTATTGTCATACAAAAATCGTATATAGTCGTTCGCCAAACTAATAAATTGTGTATTTTCTTTCGATACATGTTTAAAAAAGAATTGTAAATTGTATAAGAGGTTCTTAACAAAGAACTCTACAAACATCCTTTGTTTTTTTATAAACACAATTTCGAACATGCGAATCACACATTTAAAATCTTTTACCTTGTCACCAATTAAAATCATGTAATATGGTACAAAAAAGTTGTATTTATCCGGGACCAGAAAAAGCTTAGTCGGACTCATATTTGTATTCAAATATTGATTCTCATAAAACTCTTTTACATTAAGATAAAAATTATAAGCAACTTGGTTCATATTTTCGCAACAATAATGAACTAACAAAGGGAATAAACACTCAACTCTCTCCGTATCATATTGAAATGCTTTAATTAAATAAAAAAATCCAGTCTCTTTTTGTTGTAGTTTCTCGTAATTTTCTCCAAGATATAAACACGACATATATTTTTCTTGCGCCCATTGACCCTCATGTGATAATACGATTTTGTACCATTTAATTGCTTGTTCCGTATCTCCATAATCTTTATAACTGTTAGCACAATAAAACGCGTATCGGTGAAATAATAAGTCTCCCGTTTTAACAGCTTCGGCGTACGCTTTTTCCAAAATTTGCGCATCCTTCAAATATTTTTCTGGGTCCTTGTTACGACTGCCGGCTCTCCCGGATACCACATAATAATCACCGTCAATTAACGCGACACGAGAATTAGGTTCTTTACTACAAATAAATTCGTGAACAACTGATTTATATTCGAATTTCTTATGATTGTTAACTAACAAAACGCGTATATACGCAACTCCCTCATTTGAACCAAATTTTAGCTGATATTCATCATGTAATACCTCTTTAGGGATAGTAATGTTACCGCAAATCTCATCATCTGCGTCAAATACTAACAATAAATCCGTTTTTTTATACGCTCTTTCCAAAGCTAATGTGCGATTATGTGCGAAATTAACCCATTCATCGAAAAATAGTTCCCCCTTTATTCCGCGTTTCTCAAAAAATTCGGTAATAATAGTAGGTGTTTTATCTGTGGAACCGGTGTCACAAATAACCCAATAATCGAATTTAATCTTGTCGCATAATTTTGTTAGTGTATTTAATATAATATGTGCCTCGTTTTTTACAATCATATTTAAACAAATTGTTGCTGGTTTTTCTGTTATAATAAAGTCCATAAATAATTTGAAAGCTTCTTTTTAATTATTTATTATTAACTATTAATAACTAAGCTATTAGTAAAATTGTTAGTTACTAGTTAGTTACTAGTTAGTTGATTGTTTTATGTCTATCTAACAAGAATAAATAATCTGAAAAATCGTTGAAATAATCATAATTATTCATTTCATCATATACTTGGTCTTCTATAAATAGTTTAAATGGTTCTACAATTTCAATACGAATGATGCCTCGATAAGATATATGATAATAATAGGTGTATTTGATATTCTGGTGAAAATTACGTAATAAATAATAGATGAATTTCCATACATCACCCGTCCATTCTTCTCCATATTTTAATATACCATTCTCATAATAGTGTTTTGTAGGAATTTTCAATTGTTCATTATAATTCAGAGGTAAAATGTCGTCTATAAATATGAATCCGTCTTTTATACTTAAAATATTTAAACTATTATTAAAGTCTCGCAGAACATTTTCACAATGATGTAGTCCATCTATAAAAATGACATCGAATATTATACTGGTTTCGCTATTGCTGCTATTGTATTTCGCAAAATAATCGTCAGATGTTACAGAATAAAGTTGACAAACAATATTCTTGAATCGACCATCGCTAATGCTAAATTTGGGATCCGGATCCACACCCGTCTTACTAACAAAATGTGTTTTAGAAAAAGTGTAACCATATTCCACACCGATTTCCAAGTATTTTTGTTCTTTACTGGTGTTTTTATTAATTACCATATGCCTTTCGTTTAAGTTCGTATTATACATCAATATTCCAATATTTGCCGATAATATTTCATAGTTGTTAGTTGATTGGTAACAAACTTTAAAATAATTAATCAGTTCTTCTTCACTACTATCCAATAAAACATAACACTTCATTTTTGGAAATCCCAAATCGTCCAGTTTTTTCCATAGATGTTCAATGGGACATTTGTTTTCTAAAACCATGATATCACTGTTCTCGCTATATAATTCCCTTATTTTATCCATATTTCTTAAAAGACCATTTATTCCAATGACACAATATTGTTTTTGATAATCATTATTTACTAACAAATTACAAAAGTTGTGGGTATAAACACTTGGGTCCCGTTTCCAAATAGGCGTATTCTCATTTATAAAGGTTTCTGATTCATATGAGTTTCTTTCTTTCATTAATTCATGGATGTTAAACATTTGGTAATAAATGGGACTAATAAAATTGGGTCCTATACGATTAATTTCCGCATTGCGTATCAGAGAAAAATTATTGTTTGACTCATTCATATACTGTATGTAACCCATTTTAGGTATTTTCGCGATTTTAGTATGGACAGCTGTTCTTAGCAAAATCTCGTAATCGTCGCAAATTGGTAAATATTCACAAAAATTACCAATTTCTAGAAGAAGGTCTTTGCGCCAAATTCTGGGATGATTGGGACAACAAACCAGATGACTTAGTGTAATGTTATTAATATTCGGTGTATTATAAACATACACCCATTTATCACCATACTTTTGGCAATAATATGAACCATAGCCCTTACAAATATTGTCTCCGTACCAATAATTGTTACCATTTTCATAAATATTAATGAAATCCATATACACAAATCCAACGTCCAGATTATTTCTAAACGTTTTTAAAGATTCCTCTAGAACAAATGGTAAAATTTCATCATCGTGGTCTAACTCTAAAACAAATTCGCCTCGACACAAACTAACAGCCTCGTTTTTTACATTACCAATGAACCCGTTGTTTTCGAAACGACGATAGATTCTTATACGAGCATCGCCCAATTGTTTTTTCAAATATTGAAAATGCGTGTCATCCGGAGAGTCATCCATAATGACCCATTCCCAATTTGTTAGTGTTTGTGCTTTTAAACTATTAAACGCTCTCAAAATTTTTTCAAAGGAATTAAATGTTGGTGTAAATACTGAAAAAATAGGACGTGTTATTCGTCTAGGTATCCCACATATATTTACAAATAATGTATTGACTAGTTGGTTAAAATTCTCTATGGCGAAGGGTTTATCTATAAATAGCAATCGTGATCTTTCTGATTCAGAAGTGAATAATTGTAGAACGTCGCCATAATCACCTTTATCTCCGAATACAACTAACAAAGCGTATATTTGTTTGTAAAAACGGTTCAGTTTTTTTAAATCGTTAACAATATGTAATGTACATTCCAATTTCGCCGCATTATCTGAAAAAAAAGTGTCGATATAGTTATTCGTGTCTTTGCGAAAAAATAAAATAAGAGGATACTTCATTATCTTATTTTTTTAAATAATTTTTAAGCTCTTTGTATACTTATATAATTCGGTCATTATAAAACTGTTATTTATAAAACTGTTATTTATAAAAAAGTATTAAAGATAATTAGGCCGAATATATATGTCATTTGGAAAGTATACATACGGAAAACCCCAAATATTTTGGGCAAACGATAATGCTAAATTAGTAGTGGGTAATTTTTGTTCTATAGCAGAAAATGTAACGATATATTTGGGTGGTAACCATAGAACTGATTGGGTAACAACATATCCTTTTGGTCATATTAATCAAAATATATTTAATAATTTTAACGGTTATGGCCATCCGTCTACAAAAGGCGATGTAATTGTAGGAAATGACGTGTGGATTGGAAAAAATGTTACGATAATGTCTGGCACAACTATTGGAGATGGCGCAGTTATAGCCAATAACAGTCATGTTGTAAAAAATATAGAACCATATAGTTTAGTAGGTGGTAATCCAGCAAAGCTAATTAAATATAGGTTTACGCCAGAACAAATCGACCAATTATTAGAAATTAAATGGTGGAATTGGGATGACGCAAAAATAAATAATTTTTCCCCTCTATTGTGTAATCCCGATATTGATGAGTTTATAAAGTCGGCGAAAAATATGTAAAGAGTTAAGTCTTTGATTTTTCATTTTCAAATATGTAAAAAAATAATTACATATTTGAAATACGAGTTTATAGGTAACTCTTAAAATTCTGGGTTATGCTTCTTAAATAGACACCCTTGAGGTATCAAATGCTTGAGTTCATTAGTGACCGTTTGCGGATTTTGATGATCACAATTTGTCATCCAAATTTTAATAATACAGAAATTCTTTTTTGGCGAAATGGTAATCCCGGTCACACTGTTCACAAAGGCTGGATTCGAACTGACGGATTCTCCGATAAGAACATAGCTCAAGTCGCGCCATGCTTCAAATACATTCTTATTCGACACTTTATAGGAGAAGCAACCGCCATTTCTATTTCGTACATCTTCCCACATAGGACTAATACCGTCTTTCATCAGAAACATCATACAGTTTTGTACTAATCCCTCCGGCAGTGACTCGGTGACAGCAATGGTTTCCTCTAAATTACTAAATCGACAAACCTTCTTATAACTTTTTACGGTCCAATCTGGGTCTTGAGGTAAATGAGCCCATAAATTCCACACATGTCTTAATTTATGGAATTCCATAGTTTGAGTAGCACTACTTGCGGCAGCCATTGTTGAATCAGTGTGATAGGGTACCATTATAATTAGTTATAATCAATTTTTTTTAAATGATTTTATTATTATTATTTATTTTATAGCCCATATCAATTTTCTAAGTTAACATAATCATCGGTTGAATCATTATCATCAATGTCTTCAGATTTAGTTTCTTCTAATTCAATTATATGTTCAGATTTAATTTCGTAATCATTTTCACCAATTACTAAATATTGATGTGGTAGAATTTGAAGTATATTTACATTATGATCTATCAGATTTACTACATAATCAAATGAGCCAGTATCGATTTCGACATGTAAAATGTTAATTAAATAATACTTGTAAAATTGCGTGTTAATTATATTATTAACGATATAATGGTTATAGGTTTCAGTTTGTAATTGAATAGGATACGCAGTGTCCTTATATGTTATGTTCATGGAAATAAATTTAATATTTGAGGGACTATAAAACAGTTGAAGAGGATAATCAATATAATGTATTTTGTTAACAAGTGTCTGTGAATTATTATCGGATAAAACAATAAAATCGTTACTACTAAATAATTGTTGTTCATTTAAATTTAACTTATGAAGCGCATCCAAAATAGGAATCGATTGCTTGTTTTTACCATTTTCGTATATTTCAAATGTCAGTAGAGGTACATCGATGTCAGTTTTATGGAGTATTTTGTGCTCTTGTAAAAATTTATTTATTTCGGTACATAATAAGTTAACATGAGGCTTCGCCCATGCTTTTAACTGAATAGCATGTATCTGACATACGCTATAATAATAAATACTATTATATACTAATTTGATACCCATTACGTTTAGCCAATCACTTAGCAAAACAAAGTTACGGTGAAGAAATGGATTAGCCTCTTCGGGATAAAAAAATAAACATGCTTCTACAAAAAGTATAAATATTATTAGAGAGTCGAATATCATACACTAATAGTATTTTATTATTTAAATAGTTTTATTTAAATTATTTTTATTGGTATTGAGGATCGGATGAACCGGTAGGTACTGTTGTATCTGTATCTGTAGCTGTAGCTGTAGTAGTAGGTATTTGGGTACTTGTTGTTGTAGTCGTCGATGTATAAACTAAATTACCGCCTTTTTGATTATTACACGCTAAATTTAATTTACCGGTTGCTGGGTCAAGTCCAAAAACAAATAATAATATAGCTACAATAACCGACATAAAAATAAACGGGACAAAAACGATAATCCATGATATAATACCCATACCGGACTTACATAACGCATTTAAAAGTATTGTAATTATAATCATTACAATAAATTTAAAAAATGCTGTATTATAAAGACCCTTAAATGTATCGATAATTACTTGTGTTAAAGAAAACGCTATATATATGAGTGCTGGTGCGCATAAATCCATTATCATCCTCTATATTACTTAAAGAAAAGAGTTTATGTGAAAATGGGTTCACCATCCTTTAATATACCCACCTTTTCGCCAATATCACCGTCATCGGTTACTGCGTAAAGAATACCATTTTCTTCATCAGTAGCAAAGTAGGTTACATCATCTATTTCAATTTCAAATACCTCTTCCTCTTCCTCTTCCTCTTCCTCTTCATCTTTTACGTCTAAAGTAGGAACCTCATCAACTTCTTCATTTGTTCGCACTTCCTCTTCTGAATCAGCTTCTGATTCATCTGAATCCCCTACTACAGCTTCTTCATTTGTTCGCACTTCCTCTTCTGAATCAGCTTCTGATTCATCTGAATCCCCTACTACAGCTTCTTCATTTGTATCTTCTACTTCTTCTTCATTTGTATCTTGTTCTTCTACTACTTCTTCTACTTTTTCTTCTTCTACTACTTCTTCTTGTTCTACTACTTCTTCTTGTTCTTCTACTACTTCTTCATTTGTATCTTGGACTTCTACTTCTAATACATCAATATTGGTTGTGGTTTTCTCTTCTAGAACTTCAACAATTTTCAATTTGATATGTTCCTCTTCCTTTGGACTATCGAAATACCGAGTCAATAGTTGTTGACCCTTTGGAATCGGTTTTTGTTCATATTGTTGAATAGTTGAGTCGGATACTAGTGAATGAATCGACGATTCAAATGTATTCACTTTTGTGGTAAGCGTTCCAATAAGAACTAACAGTTGTTTATTTGTTTTTTCTAATTTAGAAACTCGCTCTTCTAAACTCTTACAAGTTTCAATATAGTCACGATTTAATTCGTTACATTCTTTTAAACAAATCGACTCACTTGTACATACTTTATTCATGGTACTGCTACTAGAAAATTCATCTCGCATTTTTTGTATCATTCCATACATCTGTTCAATAGTAGCCATTTGAATTAATTTTTCCAGATTATTTAACGTTGTCATTTCTATGATAATATATAT